ATGGCTTGGGAAACGATCCACGAGAACCTGAAATGTCCGAAGTGCGGTGCGCTCGGCACGTTCACCTATAAGGAGGGCGATTCCCCCTACATGGGCGGACGGATGTCTGACGCTGAGACGACGCCGGGCTTCACTATCACCAAGGACACCGGCTACGGACACTCGACCAAGATCAGTTGTGATGAGTGCAAAGTCGAAGTGAACTAGCTTCCGACCTAATCCGATCAGGGATTCGACCGCCGTAGGATTTCTACCGCAGTACCCACAGGGAGGATGCCGTCGTCTGGGCTGTGGGCGGATGGCGACGCGAATCGCCATCCCACGGGGACCTTCAGCAGTGAGCGCAGTCCCAGCCTCACGAGGGCTCGCCGCAACAGTGTGCCGGACCCGTATCGCCGTGGACCATGCTGGGCTTACCCCTCCGCAGGCAGACACGAACGACTGAGACACCCGGTAGTAACCCCTGCGACCTCACACTTCGGCGCTCAACCTCGCGGCTGAACCACCACAGCGATCTATTTACGGGTTACGGGACTACCGCTTGCCCTGCCCCAGCAAGAGCGAATAGGTCGTCGCGAGTTCCATTGTCGCGATCTTGGTTGCCTTCCGGTGCTTGGTCAGATCGGCCTCGATTTGCTCGCGCTGATCCGGAGTGAGGTCCGAGGGAAGCACTGAGCGGTCGGGGACAAGTTCAGGCACATCGCCCGCAGCCAGCATCTTCAAGCTCTTCAGCACGAGCGGGTTCCGCTTGTCCTCCCAGCCCAGAAGTAATGCCACGATGGAATGCAGGGCTTCGTTCTTCGCGTGCAACTGATCCAGCTTGGCGGTCAGTTCTTCAATTCGTTTGTCCATTCTGTCCCCCCAAGCCCTTTACCGCCGTGCGGCCCGTGCGGTCGCAACGGGATTATCCTACTGTCGCCACACCGCTGATCGCTACCAGTCCCTGATGCTACTTCACTTCTCTGCAAGTTCAGGCGGCCACACGATTTTGCGCCCGCGGTCCCGGATCACGTATCGGCGATCTGCCCGGAGCCTTGTGCCGTCTGGGAGTCGCAGCTCCCCTGCGTACAGGATAGCTTGCTCTAGATCGTCGAACTTCGCCAATGGTGTGGCGCTATCCTCGATACTCATGAGCCAATAGGGCTTGCCCGGTTGTCCCTCGACGCCTGACATGCTGCCCCACAACCACTGAGATTCAGTTTGTCTTCCAATTTGGAAGATGTGTCGGCATGTGACCGATCACAACAACCTGCTCTTCGTCATCCCAGAAAAAATACACTCGGAACATGTTTCGCGGATCAGTGCCGCCCCCATACTTAAGATGTCGGTCACAGGCTTGCTTTCCACTGCCATAGGGAACCCAATATTGAGAGAACGCCTTGATGTCGTTTGGCTGACTAAAACACGCGCTCTCTTCTAACCGAAGCTCTCTGCATCGAGCCTCAAATGCCTCTCGTGTTATTTCAGCATTGCCGCGACGCATGGGGACATAAAAGTCCTTGAGCAATAGAAGAGCCTCTTGAAACGCACTGAGGTCTCGAAAATTACCGTTCTTCACAGTTTCACGGATCGCGCGCGGCAATACAATTATCGAACCAGAAAGATGCGTGTCTACCCATTCGCCAATATCGTCATAGCTTTCCAAAGGCGTAATAGCTTCAGTGCCTTTCTGTTTCAGAGCATGCTCTAGCCACTCAATTCTACTACGAAGCTTCTCATTCTGGTCTCGGGCCGCGTGGAGTTTGGCTTCTGCTTCATTCTTCTCCGCTGCAGCTTCGTCTAGTAACTGTTGCGAAGCTGCCGCATCTTCAGCGGCCTGTGCCTCGATAGCTTTAATCTGCTCAGCCAAGTCTGCCTTTATGTCTTCCGCCGTCGCCGTAGAAGACACATGTCGCGAGGCTTCAGAAACTAGCGATGCCCGTCGCACTTGCTCAAAGCGTAGAGCGCTTACGTCCGCGTCAGGTCGTGTAAAGGTGCCTTGGAGCACCGACCGCACTATGCGGTCCAACAACTGCGCTTCGCTGATACCGTGCCGCCAAAGAAACAATTCATGGTCAAATGGATTGCTCTCATCGAAGCTCAATCCCGGCTTACAATGTCGAACTGCTCCATTGTATACGGAGAATGCTCGCCCTACGTCCTTCGTGAGTTGCCGACTTACGTTTGGTGTGATTACGGCGACATGAGCAGCACCGCAAAGTTGACTCGCTAAGTCGTCGGCATCGAGTAGTGACGTGCCGTGCTCATTCTGTGATATCAAGATGAGGCTGGCCTGTCGGCGCTTGTCCTCAAGAAAATCGAGAAGCCCCAAATAGCCGTCGGTTGTCTCTGCAACTATCGTTGGCCGATTGCTCAGTAGACGGCCATCGAGATAAGCAACTCTTCGATCCGCAAGCTGCTTAACGATTCCCGGAATGCTTGGGGTAAAGGCCCGATCCTCACCTCGCGTTACATTGGTCAACCGCGCGCCGAATCGCATTGTGGTTTGATTACGACCAACCGATATCTCAGTAAGCCAAGTTCGCTGAGGCACGGTCTTGTCATGGAAGTCCAAGCGTGCCGCCCAAACCGAAGCATCTTCTCCAGCTATTCTTGCCGCTGCTGCCCAATGTGCCCCTTCGGCATCAGTCAGATCGAAGGGCTCACCGGAAAACGCATTACTGGGAATTCTCGCGTTGGCTCTCTTGGCGATCCACGCAACACACTCTGAAATCGCCTGAACAAAGGCGTCAGAGCCGACTAGCTCCAGTGAGACTTGCGATACAGGGCGAACAATAGGCCGTTTCGCTTTATGCGGCGTCGCCACAGGCGCAAGTGCGACGCTGAAATCGGTTGCCATCAGTAGGTCTCAATCGCGATTAAAACGCATCTAGCTTACCACCATATCGGCGTATGGCTAGTCTGAGTACGAACTGGTGGCGGTGGCGCCTCTCCCATCACGCCCTCCCCCGCTTCGCTCTTATCGATTGAGCCTACGCCGATAAATATCGGCATGTCAGTCCGTAAACACGAATACAATCTTATGAATCGCGACCCTATCAAGGTCGCCGAACTCCAAGAAGTCATCGATGAGATGTGGTCGAACGAGATCGCAGAATTTCGCGCGCTCGCAAAGCCACATCGGAGCCCGTTCAAGATCGATGTGAAGCGTCGGGATGCCGGAGAAGTATGGCTGGCCGAAGCGGCGAAGTCGGACAATGCAGGGCTAGCCCGGGACAATCGCAAAGCAGCGAAGCTCCGTCTGCTTACGATGATGATGGATTTGATGATCCAGCCCCGTCAGAAGGCAGAACTGGCTGAGGCCGATGACGAACACGCCAAGCGAGTTCGACTTGCCGAAGAACTCCTAGAAGCAGTGGAAGGTCGCCAGAAAGTACCCGAACTCAAGACACTCCGAAAGATCACCAACGATGATGTGAATATCCCCCACGCTGTAGGGAGCGACCCGGACGAACCTGAATGAGCGTCCGGAAGAAGGCCGCGGCCAAACCCGCTCTCGAACGGCTCGTAGACTTTCCGACTTTCCTGCGGATGTGGAATTTGCATCTCGGGCAGTCCACTCCGGAGCTTCATGTTCGGATGGCCCGATGGCTCGAAGCCACCGAAGGCAAACCCACCCGGCTTCTGATGTGCTTTCGAGAGGCTGCGAAGAGCTGGCTGATCTCGCTGTTCATCGCATGGTCCCTCTATCGGGACCCGAATCGAAGCTTCATCATGCTGAGCGCTAGCCAGACGCTAGCCAACAAGAATGCTGGATTCGTGCGGGGGATGATCGAGAACCACCCGCTCTGCCAGCATCTCGTACCTCCGGGAAAGATGGATGAGCTTTGGAGGCGGACCAGCTTCACAGTGGTCCGCTCGAAGACGCTGCCGAATCCCTCGGTACAGGCACTATCCCTTAAGGGCGACATCGTCGGACTGCACGCCGATCTGATATTCGCAGATGATCTTGAGACACTGGAGGGTTCGAGAACCGAAGAAGGTCGTGACCTCATTCGGACCCGACGTTCCCAGCTTCGTTCAATCGCGCCGAAAATCACCTATATCGGTACGCCTCATGCCGGTGCTGCAAGCATGTACAAGCCCATGCTGGAAGACGCTGAGAACATCGAGGCAATGGTCGTCCCGATTCTCACCGAGGACGAGGACAACGTCTTCTACGCGTGGCCGGAAATGCGTGGTTCGGAGTATATCGCCAATCTCCGGACCGGAGCCGATGCAATTCCGGATTCCGAGTGGGAATCCCAATTCCTCCTGAGGTTCGTCGATATGAATGCGGGCGGTCTTCAGATCGACCTCGCCCATGAGTATTCTGATCCCCTACTTTCCCAGAATATCACCCGGGGTTGGTCGGGACGCGCTGGGGACGATGATTGGGGTTCGACCAGAACTGAGGCGAAGATCGGTCAGTTCGACATCGTCGATGCCCTCGCGGCGTGGGACCCCTCAAAGGCCCAGAAGAAGTCAGACGATTCTGTGGCGGCCATTGTGGCCCGCTCAAAGGATGACCGTACGTTCCTCCACCACATTTCGAAGTTACCGGCTATCGATCACGAGGGATGGAAACCTCAGATTCGAGCGATCCTCAGAATTATGAAGGGCTACGGCATCACGAAGATCGTAGTCGAGACCAACGTGAACCCAGCGATGGGTGCGGAAATTCGAATGATCGCCGAAGACCGCTCAGAGCCGGACACCCACATTCCGGGAATCGTTGTGATCGAGAAGGACAACAAGCTCCCCAAGGAGGTTCGCATTCGGGCCAGCTTGGAGCGGTACATCAATCGGGCTCGGTTTCACATTCACAGCTCCATCCGGAATACCAAATTCATCGAACAGTGCCGGGACTTCCCGCACAACTTGATCGGGAAGCGGAAGAACGACTGGATCGATGCGGCTGCGTTCGGGATTCTACATCTCCGGCAGCTTCCCGCCGGAGTGGTCATCGATGGGAATTTTGATCGTCGAACCCGGGGAGTGCAGTCCTCGACTGCAGGTCGTGCCCATGGGAGTGCCCTCGAACGGCTTCGGGCTGGCCGACGCAGGTAAATACGAGACGGGGTTGACCCGGTTCTGAGGGTTTAACCTGTGTTCGAGCGTTTGAAGGGACTACTTGAGGAGGCCAAGAATTTCAGCCTCACGAGATTCGTCATCATGACAGTGTGTGGGTTCGCGATCTGGCTGATGCTGATCTTCACCCTCGAATTTACGAACGTGATCAACATCGATGCGACCTGTGGTGATCGCTGCATCGAGCTAATCCGAGAGATCAGCACTCCGTTGAAGCCAGCCAAGGCAGCCGGGATCGACCTCCATTCACCCACTACTCCGATCCAAGTCAGAGTTACGTTTCTGCCCTAGTCTGGCGCGTCCCGACATCTGGTCGCCTTTAAGGCACATTGAACCGGCTCAGTCGGCTTACATTGAGTCGTATACAAGTTCCGATTTGAATCAAAATTGCGAATTTCCTCTTCAAATCTGTATACGTTTAAGTGTCCCCCGTTCCGACTCATGCCGGGATCGGTACAACCGAAGGAGGACATCATGCGGCTGATCCCGAACGACCGAACCCATCACATGGCGCTGAGCTTGTCGGCCGGTCTCGATGCGTTGATCAAGATCATGCCGGTACCCGAGGACCAGTACGAACTGATGGTACTGATCACCTCAGAAGATCGGCTTGGTGTCGCCGATTATCGATGGAAGGAGACTGGCTTCGGGCTCAGGTTCTACGACGCTGATGATGATCTGATCGAGGCCGGACCCGACTATGATCTGAACGAGGCCATCCTGATCGCGCTTAGAGCGGAGCCCACTTCGATGGCCGAACATGACTGGTGGACCCACGCTTATTCGGTCGGGGTCGGGTTCGAGATCGCGGCACGTTCGTAATCGTCCTGCTCCGGCTCCATTAGGATCGCCGTCAGCTCCTCACGGAGCCGACGCTGGTCGGCCAGCAACTGGTCTAGGTCGGCCTCAAGCTGGTCGATCTGGCTCATCGCTAGTTCCTCCGGCCTGTGTTGAGGCCGAGCGGATCGCGAGCCCGAGCTGAGATCACCTCGCTGAGCTTGTCCCGCTTGGCGAGTTCGGCCCGAAGACTCTTGATCTCGGCCTCGTAGTGCACCCTCTGTGCGCGCGTCGTCTGGCTCTGATCGGCCAGACGCTGGTTCGCCTCAGCGAGCTGCTCCGTGAGGTCCTCAATCTGGCTCTCCATTCGAGCGACCTGCTTCACCAGCGGGGCACTCTCGATGACCGCGATGATCGCAGCCTCCTCCCTAGCGGGCTGGAGATGGGCCTCGGACTTGTACTTGGCGATCTGCCGGTCCCGGGTCTCAATGGTCGCGTAGGCCGCCGCAAGCTTGGCCCTAAGCATGGCCTCGGTCGTCTCGGCCGGGATCGCCGCCACCTGTCCCCGGCCCTTCTCTCTGTCGGCCGCCTTCTTAACCCGGTAGGCCCTCTTACGATCTCGCTCAGCCTGCTTCCGGGCATCGATGGTCCTCTGCACGTCTGGGAGGTGAATTTCAGGGGCTACGTAGCCAATCAGGTCTAGAGCGATCCCGCGCTCGCCAGCGATCCTGACCACAGCCTCATGTCGGAGCTGAGCCTGAACCTTGGTCCGATGCATATGGTGGATATCAGCGTACTGGACGCGACCGGACTTGCGCGCTTCGAGGTCGTACATCCACTGCGGTGGCGCGCAGTCGAAAAATCTGACGAACTCCTCGTGGAGGTCAGCCACCCGATGAAATCGATCCGCCCATAGGTCCCGGTCCGGGTCCATAAACGACGCCCAGAGCGCATCCACCAGCTTCATCAGGCCGACACGGTCGAAGCCATCAACTGCGCTGCGCATCCTCGCATGGATGGTGGCTTCCTCGGGCTCGGGCTTGAAGGTCTTCAAACTGAGGTACCACTGAATGAGGTCGCAATCCTCGTCCCGCTTCAATTGAATAAACTTGCCGACGATCTCCATATCGATCTTCTCCAAACGTAAAAGGGGCTCCAGTTCGGTCGCGTCGGCTAAAACTTCCCGGAACTGGAGCCCCATTCGTGACGAGCTAGGCTCGCCTTGGAGAATCTCTGTACTGATCGTGTTGCCGACGCGATCACCCTCTATTTAGGGTCGATGAAGAAATCCGATGCTCTATCGAAGCTGGAGCTATCGACGGTCCAGTTCAAGGTCGCGAACAGATTTCGTTCGATGGTCGATGTCGGCTGTCTGGATGATCGCTCGCCCTGTCGGGCTCGCTCAAAGTGTATACACCAGCGATGGGACAAATCCCGCCTGTCCCATCATAGAAGATATACTCTCTTCTATTCTCTTCTCTAGTTATTAACTAATAATGATTCTTAAGTATAAAACTTAAGTATGAAACAGAAGAAAGAATAATAGGTATTATATCTTCTATGATGGGACAGGCCGGATTTGTCCCATCGCTGGTGTATACACGAGGGAGGGAGGCGAAGCCGACCGAACGAGGTCAGCACATCGATCCAGACAATCGAATGGGCATCGATCCCAAATACATCGATGACTCAGATCAAGCTCACACCCGATCAGACCCGAACCATCTTCGTCTCGAACGAAACCCATTCAGCGCTAGCCGAGCGATACGCCGTCTCCCCATCGCTGATAAGTCTCATCCAGCGCCGTCAGGTGGCCCGCAGGATCACAGCCGACCTTCCAGACGCGAGGTCTAGTCCTCGGCGTCGAGGCCGACCCAGAAGACCCAAGCCTCCGACCTCCAAGACCCCTCCCAGATCGAAGCAGATCGTGATCCACTTAACCGACGATCAGATCAGATCGATCTACACCTCGACAGCTCCAGCCCGCATCGAAGCCCAGCGCTACGGTGTCAAGCCTACCCTGATCCGGTCGATCCGAGATCGTTCAATCTTCAGCTACATCACCATCGGCTTGAAACGCCCCACGAAGGCCAAGCCAGTCCAGCCCGCCCCCATTAACAGCCGACCTCACCGGCGACATCCAACGACGCCCGGGATCGACTTTGCCGCTCTCGTTCAGTCCCATCAGAATCTCGAACGGCCCCGTACGGCTGTAAGACGACTTCGGTTGAAGCCCGGCTACAAAGGTGCGAGAGAGATCATCGCCTATCTGATCCCGTTGATCGGTTGATCGGTTGAAGCGGATTCACTCCGACCCTACATAGTGCTGAAGACAGGTTCATCTCCGTCCTGTCCCGGCCTGACCAGCCACGATTGAACCCCGCCATCCATCAGGACTGGCGGGGTCTTTGTTTTTGATCGGTTTTTCCCGGGTTTTGAAGTACCTGGCCTAAGTATCTCTAGACGCGCTCGTGGTTGGGTCGTCATTGTTAAACGGAGATGAAATCAATGGCAGATAACTATCCGGCCACAGCCGGTTTCAAATCCCTTGGCGCGTCTGAGATCGCAGCACGAATTGTGGATCGCGACCCCGAACGTAGACTCAACACAATGATCAGCATTACCCTGGTCGCGCTGATCGGTACGCCGATGGTCGGAGATGAGATCGCCCTGACCATCCATGAAGGTGTGCTCTACGTTCGCCCCCGAATCAGCGAGTTGGTCGCGCTGGGAATCCTCGTCAAAGGTCCGACCAGACCGGCTTCGATCTGCGGACGCATGGCCTCGGTGCTCCAGCCGTCGAATGACCTACTTGATCTAATCGAACGACGTGGAATCCAGCTCGATGGATCGGATGATGATGCGCTCTGGGCTGCGGTCGGCTCGATAATTCTAGCTCGGCTAGAGGCTGCGAAGCATCAGCGAATGTGAAAGCCCACCAAGCCTGACCCTCCGCCTTCATCTTCTCCTTCACCATCTTCACCACCATCTTCAGGCGGTGGTGGAGGCGGCGTGTCGCGCGTAGGTTCGTCAGCTCTCCAGCCACTTGGCCATCTCTGTCCTGAAGCATTTATGACGTGCGTCAGCAGGCCTCCCATCGACGTGTCAACCTCGACTTCGACTGGTTCCGAATAGACTCTAACTTTATATGGCTGGCTCGGACGGATACCTAGTTGGTGCTTTCCAATGCCATTATTCGGTATAGGCAAGGAAGCAACATTGATCCAAGCGGAAACCCGATAGCCAAGCAAGTTTCTCGCATTATTCCGGATCGTCGCGTAGTCATCAAAGAGTGGCAGGCCGTAGTAAGTAGGCGTGCCGTTCTTCGCATGTGCGACTAACTTTGCATGCTGATCTTGGCCTTTCGTCTCGTTGAGCTTAAAGCGCCATTCTTGATAACGAGAACTCCACTTAGCCGCCTTGTACTGCACGAGCAAGGAAAAGCCCGCTACATCAATACTCGCATCAAACCCGGCCTTGGCTTCCTCCCTCGGAGACGGAGCCCAAACAGTTACATTCCTCTGGAAGCAAGATCCAAGTACCCACATCCATTCCGCTGTGAGGTTCATCTCCACCGTTTTCTCGCTGACCAACCCGCCCCCCCCCAATCACTTTGCATGAACCTGATAGGTCCCTAAGCGAAGGTCAACTGAGGTCCGCCGGTAAATACCGGCATGGCATCGACACTTTATCAGATCATCACTGCAGCGAATTTGAAGATCGGAGGCGATCCGATCAGCTCCCTCGACGAGGAGGAGCAGCAGGCTCGTGTATACGCTGGAATCTGGAAGCCCGTTCTGGATCGGTGCCTCGACGCAGCACCCTGGAAGTTCGCGACTAGAACTCTTGAGCTGACCCGACTGGTCGGCAACCCGGCCGACCCTCGGTGGAAGCACCGGTTCACGCTCCCGGCCGACTATCGTCGCACTCGTTTCATGATGAACTCCGCGGGTGCCCGGCTCCTAGCGGACACCTACATCAGTGAGGGTCATGAGGTCTTCTCGAACTACTCTCGGCTGATCCTCAAGTACGGACGCACCTATGGCGAAGCCGACATCGGCAGCCTCCCGAGTTCGTTCGTTCAGTATTTCATCTGCTCCCTGGCTTATGAAGCGGCGGAACCGCTCAGCGCGGAATCCAGCGTCAAGCAGTCCTGTGCGCGAGACACGCAGCTCGCGTTCAACGATGCGGCTGTCATTGATGGTTGGTCCCAGCCCGGTTCATCGCAGCCCGAATCGACGTGGCGTCGTGTCCGAGGTGGCTAAATGCCCATCTTTCGGATTACCCAGAACAGCTTCACGTCGGGCCAATCAAGCACCAACGACATCGTAGGACAGGCACTCGAAGGACGCTCGAACCTAGAAGTCTATCAGTCCGCCCTCCGCACTTGTTCGAATTTCATCCCGCTTCCGATGGGCCCCCTGTTCAAGCGGCCCGGGCTGAAGCTGGTTGGCGAATCCGCTGGTGCGGTGAAGATCGCCCCGTTCGTGTTCAACGAATCTCAGGTCTACCTGTTCGTGTTTCGGAATGGCGCGCTCGACGTTTACCGGAATGACGTAGCTGTCGCGACGAACATTGTAGTGCCATGGACCTCATCGCAGCTAGCCACCATGAAATTCACCCAGTCGAAGGATTTGTGGATCGGGTTTCACGATGATGTCCCAATGACTTCGATCAAGCGCGGTGGCAACGATGCGACTTGGACCGTCTCTTCCGTGGCGATCACCAACGCACCGACCTTCGACTTCGGTTCGGGTGCCGAGGCCGCGTGGTCTAATACTCGCGGTTACCCCAAAGTTGGTACTTTCCACCAGAATCGTCTGGTCATCGGTGGTTCCAAGAGCCTGCCTGAGACCGTATGGGGTTCTCGATCTGGCATCCTGTTCCACTTCACCACTACGCCAGTTGCCGACGACATGTCGTGGAGCTTCGTGCTGGGATCGACCGCCGTTCATACGATTCAGGACTGCTATTCGATTCGCCAAGAGCTGATCATCAACACCAGCGTGGGTGAGTGGACTGAGAGTTCCGCGCCTATCACTCCGTCGAATGTGCTGTTCCGGCTGAATACCCGACATGGGATGATCAACACTGGCATACGTAGCCTTGGGGTGGATTCGGCGAATGTATTCGTGGATCGTCGGGCTCGGCTTCGTAGCTTCGGCTACGACTTCAACACAGATTCGTTTATCGCGAAGAATCTCAGTGTGCTCGCACCGGGATTATTAAAGTCGCCCACTGATGCCGCCTATGTTCGGGGCTTCGCTTCGCAAGCGAACCTCTGCTTTTTCCGCAATGCCGATGGTACTTGCTCTCTTATCACCATCGACTTCGAACAGCGTGTTCAAGGCTGGGCCACTCTTGCGATGGCCGAGGGTACAATCAATTCGATCTGCTCTCTCGATGATACTCTATATGCACTGGTCACCTACAACTCGAAGACATGGCTGGCGAAGCTCACCACGGATGTCTGGTGCGATCTCTGGTCCCACGACACTAGCGTAACGCCCAAGGAGACTTGGACCGGGTTCACCGCGCATGCATCGAAGATGGCCTCGGTCATCGGTGATGGACTGGTGTTTCGGGATGTTGCCATCGATGCGAACGGTGACTTCACCCTGCCCTCCGAAGTCTCAGAGGTCTACGTCGGTGTGGCCTATACGGCGCTGGCCGAATGCTTGCCGATATCCCCAGTGGTGAACGGTCAGTTGCAAAGAGGCAACAGCATCAGGCTGGTGAAAGGCGATTTCACGCTTCGTAATACTCAGGATTTCTGGGTCAACGGTACCCGCATCGCACTCCGTTCGATGCCCAACGACATCTTCGATGCTCCTCCGGAGACCTACGATACGATGAAGCGCGTCTGGCTCGGAGGTGGCTGGAGTCCAGAGCCAATCCTGTCCATTGAATCTCGCGATCCCCTGCCCTGTACGGTGCTGGGATTCACCGTCGAAGCCAAGACCTCGCCCTCGCAATGATCGACATCAGTATTGAACCCGGCACTCGCGATGGTCTGGAAGAGGTCCTATCGAATCCCCGAGAGATCGAACTCGATACCTGTCGCATACTGGGTGTGAACCTCTACGAGTTGGTCGATCAGGTACTTCGGACTACTCGTCTGGAAGTCGTCCGGGTCAATGGAACGGCAGTAGCAGCCCACTACCTGAACCTGATCGATCCTGATCTGGTCATGTACGGTGCATTCGCCACACCTGAGGCGGAACGTATTCGCCTCAGCCTGACCAAGCAGGCTCGAACATTCATCCGGGGTGGTCAGATCGACTATCCCAATCGGACCCACTGGACGGTGTGTCCCCCTGATGGCCCAGCCCGTGCTTGGCTGAATCTGATCGGCTTCCACGCTACCGATCAGTATGTCGATGGACTGCCTCTGATCTACATGCACGCGCCCGGCCGTAAATAACCTCACAACATAGAGGTTCAAGACGGAATGGGAATTGATCCAATCAGCATCGGCATCATGGTCGCTACGACTGCACTGAGCGCTGTTGCCGCAAAGGTTGGAGCCGACCAGAAGCAGGCTCAGTACAACGCTCAGGCTCGGCTCGCTCAGCAGCAGGCCGAGAATACTCGCACCGAAGCAACGCTTAAGATCGAAGATATCAAACGGCGAGCCGACAAGATCGCTGGTCGACAGGCTGCTCTGGCGGGAGCAGCGGGTGTCGATGTTCAAGGCTCCATCGTGGACATCCTGGCTGACACCCGAGAGGCAGCTCAGCGGGATGTCTGGAATACCAACTGGTCTGCCGATGTAAAGGCCGACAATCTCGAAGCTAGCGCTCAGAATCTCTATTCGATGGGCCAGCAGGAGCAGACCAACGCGATGATAGGCGTCGGTCTGAAGACGGTCAGCCTGCTTGGCGGCCAAGCCATGAGTTCCATGAATGGATTCACCTCGGTCAGTCCTTCTGCAGCCAGTGATAAGTGGCTCAGTGCGCTTGACCGTTCCAACCTGACCCAGACAGGTCCGAGCACATGGGAGCGACTCTAATGGCAGAGCTTCCTCTTTATGCTCCGATCACCGTCGCTCAGAATCCCGGCACTGGCGTCGTCATCCCGGCTCCGAACACCGCCGTGTGGGAGCAGCTCAGCGAATCCCTTTACAAGTTCGCCGAACAGACCGGTGTTGAACAGGCCCGCGCCAAGGGTGTCCAAGATGAAATGAACAATCCCAACCCGGACACTCCGGTAGATGCGGGGCCGCTTGCCAAGCTGTTCCCGATCTCCAAGGCGTATCAGTCCGGAGCGGATGAACAAACGGCCGTGCGTAAGCAGATCGACCTGCAGTCCAAGGCCGCGGAAATTCAAAAGCAGAATCCTACTGACTCCGCCGCATTTACGAAGGCTTTCGATTCGGTGAAGCGAGAGTGGCTCGGCAATGTCCGTCCCGATCTCCTGCCACAGTTCGCACTAATGGCGGATCGACAGCAGATTCAGACGGTCACGCAGATCGAACAGGCCGGTGTTGTCCGAGCCGCGCAGGAGCGCACTGCTGAAATCCAGACCAAGGTCGAACAGCTACGCACCGAGGCCTACGATGGAATCCTCAATGGATCGCTAACTCCGGATCAGGTTCAGGACCGACTGGGTCAGGCCGCCTCTCTGATTCAGGGCGGAGTTAAGAACGGCGATATCAATCCGCTGGCCGGTAAGGATTACGCCGACAAGGTCGGAGCTACGATCCGTGAAGCCGAGATCATGAAAGATTTCCGCGCGACCGGATACAGCTTGGCGAAGATCGACGCGATGAAGAACAGCAAGGATGCTGTTCCCGGCATGCTCGGAAAGCAGCCTAGCCCTGAGGAGCGCAAGCACTACGCGGCGATGATGACCGTCGAGTACAATCAAAAGCGAGCCGAAGCAGCGATGGCCAACAGTGCCAATGTTGCCGCACTTCGCACCAAAGCCAACGATGTCCTCGTGGATGTCGAGGTGAATGGTGCGCCGGGAATGAGCGAGGCCGAAGTCCGCGCGATGTTCCCGAAGAACTCCAGCATGGCCGAAGAGTTCCTGAATAAGCAAAACTTGGCGAGGCAGGCGTATACATTTCAGACCTCGATTGGGCTCACCAGTCCGGCGGAGGATCAGGCCAAGCTCGATGCGTTGAAGCCCGCATCTGGATCGGTCGGCTTCGCCGATTCGCATACGGCCTACCTGAAAGCTCAGCAGATCGTCGGGCGGAAGTGGCAGGCATTTACCGCTGATCCCGCCCAGTACGTCACGAGCCAGTCCAGCCAGCTCCGAGAGATGCTTAGCTCTCCGGATGCCAGCGTGCGCTCCATCGGCTACCAGACCCTTAGTGAGGTCCAGACCCGCATGGGTGCTGGCCCCGGACAGATCGCCCTAATGCCCAAAGCCACTGCAATGTCAGTGGCCGCCGATGTGAATGCACTGGCGATCTCGGCTCCCATCGAAGCCGACAAACGCATTAAGGAACTGGCCAACCAGTACGGGGATCAGTTCCCCGTGGTGATGCGTCAGCTCGCTCAGCTCGATCAGCCCCTGAGTCCAAGCTTTCAGATCGTCGCCACCCTCAACCGACCGGAGGATGCACCGGTTCGGAGTGACATGATCAAGGCCCTCTCTCTGGGCGATAAGACCCTAAAGGAGAATCTCGACCAGACCCGACCGGGCGTCGCGGGCAAAATCGAAGAAGAAGTCCAACGCCAGCTTGCCGACTTCAATCGTACGGCCCGTGTTGGTGGCGGAGAACGGTTGACCGCAATGGTCTATTCGGGTGCTCGAAGCCTCGCATTCCTATATGGCGATCAAGGACTCGATGAGAAGACCGCAGCACGCCGTGCCGTCGATGGTCTGATCAGTAAGAAGTACGACTTCGGACCGACATACCGGGTTGAGAAGGGTCTCCTGCCGAAGGCGGAGGAGGCCATCGCTGAAGCGCGCCGTACCCTGACACCGGAGATGCTGGTCCCACTTCCGGCTCAGCCCGGCGATGTACTCACCGATGAACAGCGACTGAAGATTCAGTTCGATCAGGCCCGGCGTGGAAACTTCGTCACGTCCCCGAATGATGGTGGCCTGATCTGGCTGTACCCGAATGGCAGACCTGTCGAACTGAAATCTCCTCGCAGTCCCCTCTCCATCGAGCCGACCGTTGTTGATACTCAAGCGGGACCCGGTACGACTACGGCCGAACCGAAAGTTCAGGCCCAAGCACTGGCGAAGAAGCGTTCGGTCACCTCCAATCCTTCGAACGAATCCAAGGTCGAAGAGGCTACCGAGCGCGTGATCAATCGGGGTATCGGCCCGAACTTCTATGAGATTCCCTATTCGGAGATTCGCGGTACGGTCGTTCCGAAGAAGAGCATGTGGGATTGGACCGGTATCGGCCGTTCGGGAGTGACCCCGTAATGGCAGGATTGTACTCGGACCCCATCCGGATTGATCCGTTGCTGGATCAGCTCGGCATCAACCAGTTCCAGTCGAACACCGCTGAGGTACTTGGTGCCACATGGGCGGATCAGCGTGCTGGTTCTACGACAAACCTCGTTCAGAACTGGATCGACATCTCCACGGAAAATTCACCGACGCTCAGCTACACCACTGAGATCGGGGACGATGGCACGCCTCGTACTGTTCCGGTTCCAAACCCTCGTTATGTAGAATCTCCCCTGCTCCAACCGGACGAGGCCAATGCCAAGTACGGGATCAAGCAGGGTACGACCAGACTGCTTGGATGGGATCAACCCGTTCGGGAGCGAGAGGCTCAGCAGCTCCAGCGCCTCAAGCGCGAAGAACTCTATCAGCAGTCGATCATTAATCGTGGCACCGGAGGATTCTGGCAGGGTGCTTCTCAATTCGTCGTGGGCGGTGCAGCCAACCTGATCGATCCACTTAATATATTGAGTGCGTTCATCCCTGTGGTTGGTGAGGCCCGTGCCGCGGCCATGCTGGCTCAGGTCGGCTCAAGCGTGATCGGTCGAGGCGTCGTTCGGGCTGGCATCGGTGCGGTCGAAGGCACGGTCGGTGCCGCCATGCTGGAGCCGATCAACTACACCCTCTCCAAATACGAACAGCGCGACTACACCGCCCTGGATTCCCTGACGAACATCGCATTCGGCGGTGTCCTAGGCGGTGGCCTCCATGTCCCAGTCGGATATGCGAAGGATCGTTTTTTCGGGATCGCCCGGCTGATCGATGACGCACCGATGCAGGTCAAGCAGGCCATGCTCGGAGACGCGCTCACTTCGGTGATGGAAGGCCGCCCAGTCAGAGCTGACCTCGCCCTGCGCGAACACCTTCTTGGGGGTTCTTCCAACCTGACTCCGTTCGAGATGGCTCGGTCACGTTTCGAAACCGCAATGGGTCCCTTCCCTACGCCCGAACGCGTCGGCATCGACATGGGTGGTCCCCGAGTTGGAGGTGATATTCCTCATCCCCTGGCTGAACCGACAGGATCGGTCGTCCCTGTGCTGGCCCGTAACGGGGAGATGATGGAGTTCACCACCCTAAAGCGCGCGGAGAATGCAGCACGCCGCATCAGTCGAGATGAAGGCTATCAACCCAGCGTGCTCGAACGCCAGGATGGTTCATTCATCCTTCGACGTGAATCCCAGATGGAACCACTTCGCCAGTCCAATGGATCGGTCATGACCTTCCCGAACCAGAGACAGGCTCAGCGCTACCTTGACAACATCGCCCTCCGGGACGGACCCGACATTGATCCGGTCACCGGCACTGGTCGTGAGTATCAGGTGATCAAGTTCCATGACGGTACCGGTCCGGTGAAGTACACCTTGGTTCAGGGTGCGACCGATGCCGACCTTGCCGCGTCTGCCAAGGGCCCCGGACATATCGAGCTTCGCTCCTCCAAGGATTTGCCGACCTCAATCAGTGATGCGGCAGCTCGAATCACCGAACAGCGCGATCAGTTCCTGAATGAAGTTACCCAATGGAACAGGGATCGCTATGCCCCTCTGCTTCAAACCACTCGGGAAGAGAGAACCATCCTGACCGAGCACGATGCTCGTCTGGTCCGGGCCAAGGGTGATGATGAAGCGATCCGTCGTAGCGGTGGTCAGACCGAGCTGACTCAGCTCCAGAGGGAGATCGACGATCTAGCTGTCCGAGTTGGTGACATCGAAAAGAACGGAGAACTTCCAGCCGGTGCACGTGCCCTATTGGATGATGCCGATGCACTTGTAGCCAAGGCCAATGCCGAAGCTGAGATGTACGGACGGATCGCTGCGTGCATCCGCTGAGGTAGATAAGGTATGGCAGGACTAGGCGACACATGTAAGGCAGCGATCAAGGAAGCATACGGGGACAAGCTCACCGATGCTGAAGCAGATCGCCTCACCCAGAATCTCACCGACAAGGCAGCGGAGATGATCCGCTCCAAGCGTGCCGTCTCCGACTCCGAGGCGTTGACCCTCGCCACCATCGAACTGGCAGAGACCGCGAAGCGCACGGCGATGCTGGAGCAGCGTGAACGTTACTTCAACGTCGAACGCAAGAAGGAACGCGACACGCTGAGGAACTCGGACGAATGGAAGATGCGTCCGGGCGATGCAATCGAGGCTCAAATCTGGGGCATCGAAGGACCTCAAGCCGGGGCCGCCCGTTCGACCGAGGTTCTTCAGAAGGGACACACCGAACGTCTGACCACCGCGCTCGGTACCAAGCTTCGTGAGTCCGGTATGGATAAGGCGATCAAGACGCTGGACCGCGACGGCGACATGAACGTCTGGATCGAGATGTCCCGGGCTCGCGGTGGCTCCGACCCTGCCTCTGGTAACGAGGTCGCGACCAAGCTGGGTAAGATTTACGCAGAAGCCATCCACGCTAGCGTCCTCCGGATGAACGATGGTGGCGCGTATATTCGTGAACTCGCAGGATTCGTGGTCTCCCGCAGCTACGACCGGATGAAGGTCCGAGGTGCAGGCGGTGAAGCTGATTTCCAGGACTTCATGAAATTCTGGACGGAGCCGGGTCGCCTCGATATCGGAAAGACCTTCCCGCATATCGATCCCTCGAACAGCACTGCGCTTACCCAAGAGCTACGTGAACTCTGGACCTCGTTCAGCACCGGCCATCATGGTACCGGTCAGTCCAACGATTGGCTGACCGCGTTCAAGGGCGGATCATCGAATGTCGCCAAGAAGGTTGGTCATTCCCGTTCCATCCAGTTCGAGACTGCCAAGGGCGAGTTCGAGATCATGGAAAAGTACGGAACCGGGAACGTCCATGAGAATGTCATGCTGGCTCTGCGTAGGGCTGGCCGGACCCGTGGAATCCTCGACATGTGGGGACCGGCTGGTCGTGCAGCCATGCGCGCCGACGTGGAAGATGCCAAGGCATCGATGCTTAAGGTTCTCAACGATCCTGCCAGCACCGATGAGATGCGGCAGGCCGCGACCAAGCAAATCGAGAAGCTTCAGAGCCGACGCATCGAACAGGCATTCGACTACATCGACGGCACGTCCAGCATTCAGGGAACCATGACCGGCGCTACCCTGTTGAACCGGGCTCGGTTGTTCGGATCGTGGACATTATTGAATAACGGAATCCTCGGGTCCCTCCCCGACATTGCTAATCGCGCAGGTGAACTCAAGTGGCTTGGCCAGTCCTTCACCGAGGGTAACCTCAAGGGTATCGGCGCGATCTTCAGCGGTGCACCATCAGCGGAGAAGCGTGCGTTCGCGGCCCGGGTAGTGGTGGCCTCGGACTCGTTCACCTCTGAATTACTGGAGCGGTTCGATGCAGGATCGAGCCCGGATGGTAAGTGGTCCAAGCGTGTAGATTTGACCAACACCCTGAATGGCCAGCGCTACCTCAACGACGTACTCAAGACCCAGTCCGCCATGGATATCGGCGTGACGCTGGGTGCGCAGAAGGACCTGGCTCGGGCCGCCCTGGACGCCAGATTGAGAACGACCTTCGACCGCTATTCGATCACGGATTCGGACTGGGATTACGTTCGTACACATACGATCAAGGACCACAACGGGCTCGATTTCGTCGTCTCCGATGCGATCCATCAGGAGAGTGACGCCGCTATCCGCAAGATGATGGGCCGCGAGAACGCCAGTGAAGCGGAGATCAGAAAGTTCAAAGACGACTTCGAGCTGAAATGGTCCTCGATGTTCTATGACATCGTTCGCAATGCGGCGACCGATCCCAATGCGAAGACCCGTTTTCATGCCACACTCGGTACTCAGGCCGGAACACCCGCGGGCGAGATCGTCCGCACTCTGACACAGTTCATGTCCTATCCAATCGGTGCGATTCAGCACCACCTCGGTCGTGAACTCTACCGAGGGGGATCAGCTAATGTATCCGGGATGGTCCACCTGATCATCGCGACTACCGTATATGGGGCTATCGCGAACGCTGCCCTCGACGTGATCAAGGGTAAGACCCCGTTCATCCCCGAAGATGGTGGTGACTACGTTCAGATGTTCGGCAAAGCCATGGCCCGCGGCGGTGGTCTGGGATTCTTCTACGACAAGGTCATCGCCGATTGGGGTCGTGGTGGCGGAGCACATTTACTTGGACCGACAGTCGGCACCGTCGCGGACTTTGCTAAGCTGACCCAGCACCTGAAAGAAGTCTGGGTCGATGACAAGGGGCACAACCTTGGAAGCGAATCCCTATCCACGATCAGCAGGCACACTCCCTACGTAAACCTGTTCTATACGAAGGCCGCTTGGGAGTTCGTCGTCCTGAACGGCCTGATGGAATCCGTTAATCCCGGCTACCTAGGGCGCATGGAACGTAGACTCGAACGCGAGAACCACCAGCAACTGCTCCTGCCCAGATCGGCTTGGTAACTCCGACTCATAAATAGCTGCACTCCTCACTCATATGGAATGCAGCATCGATGACAGTCGCTTCAACTCAGGCCCGTTCTCAGGGTGTCGGTAACGGATCGCAGACGACCTTTACGTATACGTTCGAGATCAACGACGAAGCGGACATTCAAGTATTCGTCGGCAGTATCGAACAGAATCTCATCACTGATTACACAGTAGCCGGAGTTGGGCAGGACGGTGGGGGCACGATCACATTCGCTGTTGCCCCTCCCCTCGATGCGCGGATCAGGATGCGTCGGAATCAGGCCTATGTCCGAGAGGTGGACTATGCCGCGGCCGGGGCATTCCACTCCAAGAACGTCAACTTGGACATGGATCGACTGGTCATGTCCGATCAACAGCTTCAGGAGCAGATCGACCGCACCATCCGACTGGGTTCCGCCGAGGCTTATCAGGGTGAGAATATGGAACTCACTCACAATGCGACGGAACGTGCCAACTCCACCTTGGGATTCGATGAGAACGGTGACCTGACCACGGTCTCTCTCCCACTCCTCACCCCATTGGCACTTACCGGGCAGGCCCAGAGGATGCTGCGAGTTCACTCGAATGAACTCGGCTACGAACTCCGGACTCCCGCTCAGGTACGTTCGGACATCGGAGCGGACAACGCTTCGAACCTCACATCGGGTACGATTCCGGCAGCTCGGGTTCCCACCATTGGAACCACGGGCGGAACGACCACCGTCACTGGGTCCGACATCAACTTGGTCACGACAGGTGGAACACAGGCGAAAGTCCGGAACCATGCGAACGCCGTGAACTACGTCACCATGGAGGGTGGTGCCGCATCGGAAGCCGTCTTCATCGGTGCAGATGGTTCCGATACCCACATCAGCTTTGTGTTCTCCCCCAAAGGTGGAGGCCTCACCTTCTTCGAAGGCACTGGTGGAATCATCATCCCGAAGGGTACGACCGGCGCTCGTGCTGCGTTTCAGGGTGCCATTCGGTTCAATACCGACACGGGTCGGTTCGAAACCTACGACGGTTCGGTCTGGGCAGACATCGCCACGAGTTCAAGTTCCGATACCTTCAGTACCGGGGACATGAAACCCAGTTGGAAGACCACCCCAGATGCGGGATGGATCATGTGGGACGATGGCACCATTGGCTCCGCCAGCTCCGGTGCCTCGAACCGAGCGAACAATGATACCAGCGCCCTCTACATTCTGCTCTGGAACAACTGCTCCAACACAGTGTGCCCGGTTACGGGAGGGCGTGGTGCAAGCGCTGCCTCGGACTTCAGCTCGAACAAGTACATGCGCCTACCGTTGGGCATGGGCCGCACTGTTGGCGTTTCTGGTACCGGCTCTAGCCTAACTCCTCGCGCGCTGGGTACCTCGGTCGGTACGGAGACCCATCAGCTCACGATCAATGAAATGCCTCGCCATCGGCACGCACAGGTACCGAGCGGCGGTGGTGGCGTGGGCACGTCCGGCGACCCTCTCGCGTCCACCGGGGGCGGCCTGATTCTCGGTAGCCCCACGGACTTCACTGGAAACGACGCCGCGCACAACAACATGCAGCCAACCACCTTCTCTAACTGGATGATCCGGCTCTGATCGATCCTGCCTAAATAGTCCTGTCGCAGATCAACACAACGACAGGACTTAGCAATGGCACGACGATGGCTTGACCAGCTCCCCATATCAACGGTCGATGATACCGAGCGTACGACGCTCGAACAGGATTACGCCTTCGTATTCGAATCGGAACGAGGCAAGCGAGTCCTTGAAGACCTCGCCTACCGGTCGAACACACCAAGTATCGCAAACGAGAACATTAACACGAATCTCGCGATCTGGATTCTCGCCCGACAGAATCTGATCACGTTCATCGACAATCAGATTGAGGCGGCCAAGCAACAACAGAACAAGAAGGGGTAAGCCGCGATGGCAGAAGAAGCTACACAGACCACCGACACCACGAAGGCCGAGACCACTCCTACCCCGGCTCCTGTTTCAGCTCCGACCGAGACCAAGCCTGCTGCCCCTCGCAGTATTCTTTCGATACCTCAGAAGACAGAGGAAGCACCGACCGATGAGGGAGAAGCTCCGAGTGAACCCAAGCTTCTCGCTGGCAAGTACAAGAACCAGGAGGAACTGGAGAAAGGTTACCTTGAACTTGAGAAGTCCAAGCGGAATGGCGCTCAGGTACCCGAGACATACAGCTTCGATGAGCTGACCAAAGATTCCGGCATCGTCTTCGAGAACGATGAGCAGAAGGGACAGTTCTCAGCGTTCTTTAAGGAAGCTGGATTCTCACAGGAGCAGATCGATAAGTCCAAGCCCGCGATCAAACAGTTCGCCGAGAACGTTGCTCGGCAGGCAGTCGCGGCCAAGGAAGTTGAAATTCAATCCGACGCCCTCAAAGCACTGAACCTTCCCTCCAACCCATCCGGAGAGGTCGCCAAACTCAGGGCCAAGTACGGTGACAAGCTCGATCCCATGATGGAATCCATCCAGGCGTGGGCCAAGGATAAGCCATACATCTGGCATGCCGCGATGACCGCCGATGGGTTCAACGCACTCGTCTATCCGGCATGGAAGGCAGCAATGGGCCCGGACTTCAACATCGATACCGATGCGGGCGGTGCTGATCCGATTCAGTTGAAAGCCAGCCTTGGTGAGATCACCCGAAACCCTGCTTATGTGAGGCCGGGCTCCGAGGGCGACCGCCTGCGAGCCGAAGCTGACAAGATTGCGAAACGACTAGCCGCATTCAAGAGATAACCAAGAAGGATCGATCAACGATCCGAACAGAGGGGCACCCATGGGTGCCCCTTTCTGTTTGCGCATCCGTCTGAACGCACTTCCCTAAATAGATTCAGACGACCACGCACGAGCCTCTTGAGAATCGGCGCACTCCCGGAAGGGACCGACACAAGGGGCACACCTCGGGCAGCAGGCGTCCTCCCAAAAACAATAAGAACAAGAGGCCAAAGTCATGCCCAATATCGATTCGGCAGCAGTTATTCAGTACCAGTCCCAGTTCGAGACCGCGCTTCAGCAGAAGGGTTCGAAGCTCCGTCCGTTCGTCTACGAAGAGTCTGTTCAGGGTGAGTCCACTCGCTTCGGCTCAGTCGGCGAATCCAACGTGCAGGAGGACCGTCCGCTCGGACAGGCCATCGAGTTCGATTCGGACAACCCCATCGAAAACTCGCTTGCCGAGATGAAAGGTTATGAGGCCGCTCGCCTCATTAACAAGCTGCAGGAGTTCGAACTCAAGGCCCCCATTCGGCAGAAGTTCGCCGATGCGAATGCCATGGCGCTGGCCCGGAGCATGGACAAGGTTCTCTTGAATGCGATGAAGGCATCGAACACCTCCGCGGGTGCGGCAGCGCCGTTTGACATGGCTCTGCTCAGCACAGTTTCCGAGCTGACCGAGACCTACGATTGGGAGACCGATGAGCGCACGTTGGTGATTACTCCCCGCGTTTACAACAAGCTGATGCAGATCAATCAGTACGGCAGCGCGGACTTCAACAAGGGTGCTCCGCTGGTCAACGGGCGTGCCACTTCCTTTATGGGATGGAATATCGTCGTGTCTTCGTTGCTCCAGTCCAAGGACTACTGGAACACCAGCGTGATTCATAACTGCTACGCGTTTGCAAACCATGCAGTGGGACTTGGTGTCAGTCAGGACATTCAGAGCGATGTCGAATGGCGTTCTGATCTCCGCGCGTGGCAGGCAATCGCCGATATGAAGATCGGTGCGGCCACGATCCTACCGAAGGGTGTGCTCAAGGTTACGGTCAACGGTCTGTAATCGGCCCAACAAACAAGAAAAGAGGTAAACTCCAATGGCAACTGACAATACTGCAAACACCGCGCTCCGCAGCGGGATCAAGCTGGAGCATCGCGCTTCCACCTACACCGCTGCAGCTCTGGCTCAGAACGAGATCGTGAACATGCTCTCGATGTTCAGGGGCGAGAAGGTCGTGGATGTAGCCGTCCACTTCGACGCACTGGGCTCCAGTTCCAGCCTGTCCGTGGGTACCCCGGACAGCGCAGCCCGCTTCATCGGAACCACTACGACCACCTCTGCGGGTCGTGGCTCGCTGAATACCGGTGCTGATCTCGGTCAGGGCTATGTCTTCCCGGCCGATGGGACCATCGACTTTAAGGTAGTCGGTGCTGGTGCGATCACCGGCAAGATCACCGTAGTTGTGACGTTCGTCCGTACCTTCCCGGACCCAGTCTAAGCGACCCATCTGAAGGAGCTGAAGGCCCGATCCTCGTTGGTCGGGCCTTTTGCATGTCCGCGTGGGCCTAAATAGCTGAACGAACAATCAATAACAGGGAACCAACCCATGGGATTTCTATTCGGCGGAGCACCGCAGCCGGAAACACCTCCTGCTCAGGACACCAGTGCACTTCAGGCTCAGAGGGCGAAGGAGGCCGAAGAAGCTGCCACCAAGGAACGTGTAGATCGTGCCCGTACCGGCGGGATGTACTCGACGCTTGGTCCGAACGGATACGCAGGCGTCACCGGTCAGCAGTCCACTCAGACACTGGGTGCTGCCTAACCGATGGACGAGATCGCCAAGACCAAGAGCCGGTTTGAAACGGCCAAGCGGAAGCGACAGCAGATCGAAGACGAACTGCATGGGGCGTACTTCTACACGTCCCCGATGGGATCGCCCAAGAACATCGCGGATAGCCCTCCAGATCGGACCGAACAGTTCGACTCCACCGCGGAAGACGCAGTCAACACCCTAGTAACCACGATCATGTCCCACCTGATCCCGAGAGATCAGGCATGGATCAGGCTGAAGCTGAGCGAACGCTTCAAGCAGTTCGTCCCCGCACATTTCACCTTTGAAGTCCTACTCGAAATCGAGCAGGCGAAATTCTACGAAGCCATCAACGGGTCGGACTTCTACAAGTCGGTCAGCGAATCTCTAAAGGACTGCGTCATCAGTGGCACCGGAGCAATCGGTCTGCGTATGGCGGAGGATCGCACCCTCCTGTTCTACGCCCTGCCTCTGGCTCAGCTCTACTATCTGGATGATGGATGCGGCGAGATCGACACGGTCTTCCGAGAGCACCGACTTCCTGTTCGTACGGTCATAGCGAAGTACGAGAAGGTCCCCGACTGGATCACGCGTATGCACAACGAGAAACCCGACGAACCTGTCGAGGTGATCGAGTGCATGTTCCCCGGCAAGAAGCTCGGTCAGTACGAGTGGCAGGTGTTCACGGGTAAGTGGGAAGAACTGGATTCACAGACGGTCAAGTACAAGCCCATCATTGTGTTCCGTTGGGATAGAACCACCAACAGCACATGGGGCGATAGCCCCGTTCGTAAGGCACTCCCCGATATTCGTACGTTGAACCTGATGATGGCCGACCTGCTGGATGCGTCGGCCTACGCAGTATGTCCGCCGATGCAGACGAATGCATTGGAACTCCAGGACGCGAAGATCGAAGCCCGCAAAACCTATTACAGCCCGAACGGTCAGATCAAAGCCATCGAGATGAACGGACAGCGTTTCGACGTGGGTCCACAGCTCGTAGAGATGCTCAAGCAGAGTATCCGCCGGATGCTCATGGCGGATGTCCTGCCCCAGTCCGACCGCATGACCAGCGCAGAGGTACAGGTCAGACAGGCAGAGTTCTTCAGGAGAATCGGCGTGTATGCGCTCAGGCTAGAGGAAGAACTCCTCGAACCCATCGTCCGCGCCACCATTGCATGCCTTCAGAACATGAACGTCATGGAGAAGACCCTCGGTGGCGAAGCTGCCACCTATGATGACAAGGTCTTCACGCTGGAGACCAACAGCCTGAACAAACGTGTGGAAGCTCAGCGTGAAGTGGATCGTGTCACCAACATGTTCATGATGGCCTCTCAGCTCGGTCCCAATGGGCTCCGGCATATCAACCTGCCGAAGACTGGACGATACCTGTTGGAGCGTGGTGGCTTCCCCGCAGAACTGCTGAATCCTGAGAAGGAAGTCGAAGACGCCATCAAGGCCGAACAGGCTGCGAATGTCGCATCGGGTGCAATGGCCGCAGAGAACGGTCAGGCTACAGCCGAGTCTAACCAGAAGCTCGGTGAGGGCGCAGCCGCTCTAATGCCGGAGCTAATGAAGCGGATGCCTCAGGGCTAAATAGAACGTGACCATATAGGTGACGAGTGGTGATCGCGATCCACTCCACAATAGGCTCCAGAATCAGACTGATCGATTCGTGGAGCGCTTCAGCCTGCCCACATCTGATTGATTCCAATGCTCCCGACTGAGCGAGCGCGGACGGCACTGGCATGCAAGTAGACGACCTGTCGGAACGAACTGTCAGAGCCTAGGATCAGAACGACCAGTCAGAGCATAGCGTCAGAGCATAGCGTCAGAGCATAGTGTCCCTCCTCTTCCACCTTCGAAGTTTGCCCGGCTCTGATCGATCCCGATGCTCATCGCGTTGAAGTTTCATCGAGGTCATCGGATTGCACGCGCACCGCCCAGAAAGTTCCCGTCGAGGCCGTGTGATTCCGGATCGCGGACCACATCATCTAGCGCTCGCGGACTTTCCATAACATCCAATCTCCGATCTTGGCTGCGCTTGGCACCACATCTGGATCGCGCGCGTCATGGGTGATGTGTCGTGATCGGCCTGCCATCACCCCAAGCTGGATGCCTGATCGCGCTGGTTCCGGAGGCGATTCCCGTTGGTTCCCGCTGGACTCCCCCCGGGGGTGGGGTGCTCGCCCCATCGCGCGAAAATGCTTGGGATCAACCCCCTCTTATCATTCGTGGGAGAAATACCCTCTAAAATCGATTCCTAGACTCACTGAGAGGGGTCCTGCTGTTTTGGCCACCCTACTATCTACGTGTCTCAGATGGCCTGTGGGGAGTCTCAGATGCACTTGCGGAGGCATTCCAGAAATCGACCGTACATTGAAGTTCGCTAGGCCCCACTGCTGACTGCGGTTCGGGCCTGTCAACTGTCTATCGATCCCCAGAATTGCCCACAGCTTGGGTACATTTGTCGGTTTCCCCTTGCTTGAATCAAATGAATTTCGGCTTGTGTTTGGGTTGTCCCCAGCTTTCAGGCTATCCTGATCCCAACGTCCCAAATTTGGTGGCGCAGGTGTTCGGCATCTGTATTCACTGAAGGGGTCATCGGTCGTACCTGAGCCCCCTCGGATCGGCCACGCGTATCAGTCTTTGAGTTTCTCCCGGCCAATCGAAACCCGATTCGGCCAACGCCTGAACTTTGTCTGGAGCCTAGCCATGCACGTCCACATCGTCGTGACCACTGAAGCTTTCCTTCTGATTCTGGTCTCACTCCGCCTTCTCGGCATTACTTGAACTCGGGATTGCTGGCAGTGCCTGCACCACTAATCGTTAATCTGTCGAATGAGTGACTACGTGAACTGTCTGAATACTGTGCGAACGAGAATTTGCTTATTTAAGAAAGCACCCGTAGATGGAATCTCCATGACTTCTCGTTGTTCATGGAGAATTTGATGATCGTTCAATTCAACCCGGTAATCCGAATCACCGTCAATGGGCCTGCGATGGCCCTTCTGATCATGCTGTTGAAGATGGCTGGATGGCTATGAGCCTGTTCAGGTCACAGCATCCAGTAGAGTCGGTTCAAACGGACCGATATCCGAGCAGGTTCCAGTGGAAATGCCATAGTCGGGAGCGTCCAGAGCGAACACGTTCCTGCGGAAGCCGTTCAGTTTGATCGCACGACTCAGGTCCCTAAGGTAGGCGGCACGACTGACTAAGTCTCCGCCTTCGAACAGCGAATTGGTTCTGGTGCAACCGTACTCACCGCAATAGATACGATTCCGGCTGATGCCATAGGTGGACATCCAATCATTTAGCTTGGCCAATTCAGCCTGCATCCATTGTCCATTCAGGGGGACATCGAAGTAGTACCCCAGCTCCTGTGTCTGTGCGGCGATGGTATCGAGCTTCTGTTGGCTCGTTAGAGTCGAATCCCCATTCACTTGCGCGGTCATCGCTGCAATGGCGGAGTCTTTTTCAGAGGGGTTCGGGGGATAGTGAAGGCCGAACGTATACTTGTTGTAGGCCGAACTCGGGTAGCCTTGGATCGCGAAGATCGCTGGCGCGTAGGGGTGCACTTCGAACAGCGTATTGGAGTCGTACCCTCGGGGATCGAACAGGGCCATTCGGTCGATGTTTGCGTAGGTGTCCGAAGTCAGACCGATGGTATGCGCGGTCATCTTTGAACGTGCACTCGCGTAGAGCGTACGTTGCATCGTTGCCCAATCCCCGATGAACTCGCTCGGGTGCGGTGGTTCATTGAACAGGGTCAGGGCGAATCTCGACTGGGAACGGGTTCGGTAGCGATCTGCGAATAGTCCGACCACTGCATTGTACTTCGCGCGATTGCCATTGAGGTCCGAGAGGATGTCCCGAACCTTGAACAGCACATAGTCGGTCGCATGGAGATCAACGACCACACCAAGGCCCGAATCGATCAACTGATCTACGGCGGTATCCGTCAGCCCGAATAGGTATTCGAGGCGGGTCGGGTTGCCGAGTGCTTCCATCCACGGGCCGGGAACCACGTTCAGACGGATATGATCGAACTTCGCTCGCTTGATCTGGTCCAGCACTCCGCTGGTTATGTGAGCGGACCAGCCACCCGTTGGATTATCGAAGACGCTCTCTCGGTAGGTCGTTTCGGGATTCTCCGGATCGACCACCAACGGCCCCATGAACGGCCACATGACGTTGATTCCATGCTGGCCCGTGAAGCTGACCGGGTCGCGTTCGATGATCGCGGGACCGGAATAACACCGCATCAGAAGAAGGCTTCCACGAGGATGTAGCCCGCGGCCCCTGCTCCACCAGCATAACCGCTGGTGCCTGCGGTGCCTCCGGCCGAACCGGCTCCTACCGTGTAGGCGTAGCTCGCTGCGGGGTTATCGATCAGCACGACGATGCATGCACCTTCTCCACCACCGCCACCGGGATCACCCACGCTTCCCGATCCTGCGCCGGCTCCGCCACCACCCGAATTTGGAACGGCGCTATCGCCAACCGCGTTCACTCGGCTACGACCACCACCGGCACCACCACCGGCTCCGCCCAAGTGATACTGATAGGAACCCGTACCCCCGCTATCGGGAGCACCTTGACCCTTCTGTCCGTTCGTATTGATCAACCCACCCGAGGCAGTTCCTCCGGCCCCACCAGTCGATCCCGAGGAAGCCTGTCCCCGGACCGCGGTGTATACACCGAATGTACTATCGGAGGCCGGTGCACTCACAGCGCCTGGGCTCGTGCCTGACCCAGCTCCACCAGCACCGGGACCCTGCAGGGTCACTCGGAGATACCGGGCACCTTCTGGGGTCGTATAGCTGCCAGAACCCGAACTCAGGTACGTGAGTACCGGGTCCCGCTGCACAGGCAGGACTGATACCGAGTACTTCGTCATCAGGCGTAATAGCTGATGTTGAGAATCGCGCCCGAAGCCGCTTCGATAAATCTGAGCAGACTGAGGTCACCCTCGTAGACCAGCGTAATTCCTACACCGGCGGGCATCCCGAAGGTCGCGGTCGGGGTTTGACCATCATCGGTCCAACGGACCATCTGGCCATCCACGCTGATCATCGCGAAGCGTGCCCCATTCGGAACGCCAAGCGTGGTTACTTCGCTGAGATCGGTGATCTGCTGATAACCCAAGGGTAGGTCCCGGGAGTTATATCCGTCCTTGAATGCCACTATCCTTACCTCGATGAGATGAATCGTCGAGGTATTTACCGGCTGGGCGCTGAGTTCTGTCGGCACACAACCCCATTACGCTTCGAGGTGACAATGACAACCAGCGATGATCGCAATGAGACCTTTCTTAAAGGCCCGTTACTCCAGCAAGGGCAACGCTATGACGAGAGTCTGGAATCCTACAATAAAGATTGGCGACTTGGCGGGCAGATATATGGTTACCAAAGGGCTGCGGAGACCTTGATCCAGCACGTTCTTGAGCATGGTGCTTACAGCGGACGGACCTTTCTGCATCCAATCCTATACCTTCATCGGCACAGCATCGAGCTTCGGCTCAAACGGCTAGTCAGCACGTATGGTGGCGAGTGGCCGAAAACCCAGCACAGCATCGCGAAAGTCTGGACGAAAGCTAAGGAGGTGATTGACCAGAACCTAGCTATTGCTTGCGATGACCTAGAGCGATTGCTGTTCGAATTAGATCAGATCGATCCCGATGGCCAAACCTTCCGGTACACAAGCAATCGCCAAGGCGAGCCGATTAACATTCCGATTGCTGAGGTGGATATTCGGCATTTCCAGAACAAGATGGAGGAGATCGACATCGCGCTCAGTGGACTTGAAGACATGCTGGAACAGGCAATCACGGCCAAATGGGAAGCTAGTCGTTAGCGTCAGTGGACGCAGAGATCAGAACTGTTAGCTAGCCTTCCTGCGGCTCTGGCTGGGGCGCGGTGTATCTCGGGTAGGTGAAACTGAACGACCACCACTCATCCTCGGGATGATCCTCGGGAAGGATCATTCGATCTCCGAAGATACGAATGTCATCGGTCAGCATCGGCTCAACCTGCTCCATCACCCATGCCGCGGTTACCTGATCGGTGACCGGTCCATGATCGGCGATCCATTCGCTGATCGAGTTGATCTTCACCTGCATATCGCGCTCATAGGCGTCCTCTTCGGGACTACGTTCGGCCATATCGGGTTCCCTTCATCAGATTCTGAATGAACCTATTTAGGACCCTCTGGCCGCTGCCTTGACATGGCAGTGCTCAGCAAAAAGGCCCCACGGGATTCAGTCCATGGGGCCTCTTCAACAGGAGCGTGGCTGGTGAAGAACGAAACCTAGGCCACAGGACTATTTAGTCTGATAATCAGAACGGGATGTCGTCATCCAGTGTGCTCTTGTCGATCTTCTTCTGCTCAGGTTTCCCAACTTTCTTTGGCTCCGGATTGTCCCTCGCTTCGGTGACGATACCGAACAATTCACGGACCCGATCCACGAAGGGCTTCGCGTCTTCTCCAACCTTCTTCACCACGCCACTCACTTCGAGAATCATGTGAAGAACGCCCTGAATATCTGTACGCTCACGGTCCACCTCTGATTGAAGGCGCGCGATCAGTCGGAAAATCGCATCGCGCTTATCGATACTGATATCCATCTTCTCAATGAGCTGCCGAATCTCGTTAAGGAGTTCGTGAACGCGCTTTTTATACTTCGCACTCAGCACAACCGACGTGGAGTTGCGCTTCTGGTGGAAATAGATTGTGGTCCGATAGTGTCGCAAATTCTGCCGAAACTTCTCGAACCAACTCCAAAAGGTCTTCTGATCACCGGGTGGCTCCGGAGCAAGAAGCTGATACCTATCCTGCATCCGGTGAACGTTGATATGAGCTTGGATGTCGCCCCACCAAGTCCGCCCTTCGGTCATCCCGAACTCGTTGTTCGCCATGGCCGGGCCGACCTCGCTCTCCATCTGGTCGGCCATGATTGCTAGGGCTAAGTCTGGATCGTCGGGCAAATTCTGAATGTCGTCTTCTGTGAGCATGGCGTCCGCTGAGTGATTCAGCCGCATTATACTCGAAATGGAGTGGTGCGATCAGCCACAAGGCAACCTATTCACAAGGCAACCGGGTTGTGCCTCTGACAATCCACAACCTTTGCAGTATTATAGACGTGCTCAAAAAGCCAACCCCCTCCGCGGGAGCGGGGAGTCATCCGGCCCACCTCTTAGGAAGACGAAACTTCAGGATCATCCCGATTCTGGATGTGGGGAAATGCGCCGGAAGGACCCTTTTTGATGATCAAACTCTCGTTCAAATTCGATATTCAGCTGAGCTGGGCTCAGCTCAATCGCCTGATAGCGTTCGGCATTCTGGCTTTGCAGGCGATCTCCTGCAGTCCGGGATGAATGAAGTCCCGACCCTCTGGTCAGCCAGAAATGCGGATCGGGTAGCGGATCGCGTCGATCTCCTTCTTCAGCTTCTTCAGCGAAGCGCCTGCATAGATGTAGGTCTGGTGAACGCTGGAGCCTTTGCTGTGCCCAGCCAGCTCCATTCTCAGGCTGAGGTCGTGACCTTGCTGGGAACCGTACGTGATGAAGGTTCCTCGCAAGGCGTGGAAATCCACATTCACGTCCGAGACCTTGCAGTCATCGCAGTACCGCCCGAACCACTGGGTGGCTGCGTTCGTGCTCGGAACCATGAGCTTCTCGACATCGGGAGCATGGAAGCGCTTGCCCGGCTCCTCCACCAGAGGGACATCCCGGAATAGCCAATCGCGCTTTTCCTTGATGGCTCGCTTGTGCAGGTCGATCAGTCCGAGACGGATCAGCTCCCTGTGGATCGGCACGACCCTGCTCTGTCCGCCCTTCACGCGCTGGCCCCGACCCGGATGGATCAGGAGATGCCACACGCCGAACTCATGGCTGATGTCAGTCGGACGAAGCTGGATCGCCTCACGAAGTCTGACGCCCGCATAGATGCCCAACAGAGGAGCCCAGTACTGCCACTCGGCTTCGCGCTGACCATCCACGAACAAGGCGGTGAGTTCCTCCTTGGTGTAGAGGCGACGCTTCTTCTTCCGATTCTCCCCCTTCGGGTACAGCTTCACGTCTCGCATCGGGTTGTCATTCCGATGCCTCTGCTCGATGGCAAAGCCGAACACCGAAGAGACCGCTGACATTTTGTTGTTCTTGGTCTGACCGGCTAGAGGCTCGCCCTTCTTCTCATCGAGGGTCTCGTTCAGCCAGTTTCGGAAGGCCCAGCAGTGGTCTGGTGTGTACTCGCCGATCTCCAGATCGCCGCACTGCTCCCGGAACTGCTCCAGAGCCCGACGATAGTTGGCCGGGCGATCCTTGGCTCCGAAGTAGTCCCGGGTGACCTCGGAGTGCAGTGGCGTCCGATTCGCTGCCTTCCTCACGGACTTCACGAGTTCGACCGGACTATGCGCGGGGCTACGGTTGATCCGGGCCTCCCCGATCAGGGCCTCCGGGTCGTCCAGCTTGATCAGGCTCTGGGCCGCTTCGACCCGAACACGCTGCTGATAGACCCGTTCGACCCAGCGAGAGATGATGGCCTGATCCTCGTAGCTGAACGTCCGGTCCATCCTCCGGAGCCACCCACGGGCGTCCGGGCCCAGCCCCGGGGTGAACAGCTCTGGGTCCCGGCGATCCTCCTCACTCGCCGTCCACGCGGCTGAGCAGATAGCTGTGGCCAGCTCCCATGCGTCGGCCTCGGTCACCCTGTAGTTGACCCTCTGGCGGGCCCGGACGATCAAATCCTCGGAGTAGGCCCTCGCCTTGGTCGGGGTCATACCGTCGCGGAGCGGAATGTAGAGATGCTGGGTCAACTTGATCCCGTCGATCACGATCCCCTGAATTTCCGAGGGCACCCGCCTCTTGTGATATTCCGTCCGAGCCAC